GTGCGATACCGGCCGCATGTTCTGTACGAACAATTGGACGAGGTTTTCCCATACTACGAGTGGTATTTTTCCCACCCATGGGACCTTGTAACGGATCCTAAGCTCTATCAGAGCTTAAGGCGCATTTGCGCGCCTTCTTCTCGGTTCAAGTTTGTTCCAAAGACTTATGGAAAACCGAGGGGAATATGCATAGAGGAATTGGAAACACAACACCTGCAGCAGGCACTTAAACGTGCGCTGTACGACCGCTTGGAGTCACACCCGCTTACTAAGGGGTTTGTGAACTTTACCGAGCAGTCTGTCAACCGCAGGCTGGCATTGGAAGCATCCAACACGAAAGGGTTTGCTACCCTGGACATGTCGGCGGCTTCAGACAGGGTGTCTAGAACTCTCGTGAGATATCTTTTCCACGATTGTCCTGACATGTTGGACGCGCTGATGGCAACATCTACGCGTACCATTAGCCTGCCCGAGGGGATGATCGAATTTCCCACTGATTTACCTTGTGAGAAGTTCGCCCCTATGGGCTCTGCAACGTGTTTCCCGATTATGGCTCTTGTTCATTTTGTTCTGATCAAGGCCATTCTTACTCTTAGCCAGCTCCCACGAACTTCAACTCGCGAGATCTACGTATACGGCGATGACATCATAGTCAGATCCGAATGCGTGGATGCCATTTATGCTTATTTGCCATTCTTTGGTATGAAGTTTAATACCGAGAAGAGCTATTCGCAGTCGTGGTTTCGCGAGTCATGTGGGATGCATGCCTACAAAGGCGTTGAAATTACCCCGGAGTACTTTAAGTACATCCCGAGCCATCATTCACCTAGGAACGTGGTGCTTAGTCTCCTTTCCACGGAGGCGAGGCTTTTCCGTAAAGGATTTCGCCATACCGCTGCGCTCTTACGATCTGAGCTGTTTAAGGTTAAGTGTGTGCGGGGTTATCATTTCCCGTACGTAACACCAAAATCGCCCATTCTCGGTTGGATCCGAGATGACGGTGATGCGCCGACCTGCCGACACATCGGCTTGAAACGACGTTACAGCAAAGATG